CATACTTGGAGGATTACCGGAAGAACCGTGATGAGCGATTGGCTCGACAGAAACCAGCGGAACTCGACCGGCTAGAGGAGTTGACCCACCAGTTGGCTCCATCCCCCAGGGGTGAGGAACCGGGCAAAGAGTCCTGGGACTATCACCTACCGGAGGGGAAAAGCCGTGTGGAATGCCTTAGAAACCGAGGAGATTTCGCCGTGTTGTATGCAGAAACTTCAGCGGGTCTGACATGGCCCACTCATCCCCATGAAGGGGTGGAGGTCGTAGCTTTCATCAAGGGTGAGGGAATCTTCACCATTGATGGCGAGGAAAGGGTTGTTGGTCCCTTGGATGTAGTAGTGATTCCTCCTGGGGTACCCCACCCTCTCAGGGTGACCGAAGATGCTGAGATGGTTGGTATAACGATTCCTGCGAACGGAGGGTATCCTGGTGGCAAACGGGGAGGAGACTCAGGCCCCTAACGGATGGAACAAGTGGAGTAAGTATGTACTGGAAGAACTCAAGCGGCAGAACATCACCCTCAAGGACATCCAGGCAGACATACGGGAACTCGAAAAGGCATTCGTTCGGCTTGAGACAAATTTCGAAGCGCGAGGGAGAACCCTCGGTTCAGTCTGGGGGCTTCTTTCCGGAATCGCCGGTGCCCTCATCGTTCTGGCGGTGAAGAAGTTCTGGCCCTAAGGAGATGAAGATGAAGATGCCGAGTTTCATGAAACATTTCATTTCGAAGAAGCTGTTGACCTATGTAATCGCCATCGTGGTCAACTGGCTTATCACACAAGCCGGGTTCCCGGAGGAGATAAAGGTGCAGTTCTCGGAATGGCTCCTGAACCTCTCCATCGGTGCCATCGGCGCGTTCTCACTCCAGGACATCGCCAAGGAGGTTAAGAGCGGTGTCGAGGCCAAGGCAAAGGCCAAGGGAGGCAAGAAGTAATGTTCGGAATCAAACTCTTCACCGACGAGGTGACAGAGGGCCAGCTTCGGGAGGCCCTCACTCAGGAATTGACGGAGGCCGGAGAGGCCTCGGTCGAGGAGCGAGTGAACGCCCTCTTCAAGGAGAATACCATGGATGAACTCCAGAGTATTCTCAAGAAGCTGCGGAAGGCTGTCCTCCAGAAACACGCACCACCGCCTCAGTTCTCTGAGGGTGAGTGGATTGTGTTCTCCGACGAAGAGAGGAAAGCTGTCCAGGCCCTCATCAAGGCACTCAAGGAGGACGGGGAGCCGGACGCGGAAAAACGCGTGAAGGCCCTCCTGACCAAGGGAGGCGTGGCTGCCATCAAGCAGATGCTTGGGAAGATTCGCAAACCCCAGGTTGCCCCCCAGGCTCCGAAGAAGAAGTCGGAGGGGAGTGAGGATTCTGTCCACCTCTCCGACATGGAGACTGTCGACCTGAGGGATGTTCCCATCTTCCAGGTCGGCGAACACAAGGGCAGACTGTGGTCCGATGATGTGGTCGATGGGATTGTTCGGTCGACCAACAGAGTCATCGACAGGATGAAGCCCTATGTAAAGTTGGGGCACAACCCCGAGCAGAAGTTGGCCGATGGCTACCCCTCCCTCGGCTGGCTCTACAACCTGCGGAAGGTTGGTGACACCGTGTTCACCGACATCCGTGATGTCCCGAAGAAGCTGGCCGGAATCGTGAAGGCCAAGGGGTATAGAAGGGTCTCCGTCGAGTTGACCCCGAACCGTGAAATTGATGGTCGGAAGGAACCCTGGCTCCTGAAGGCTCTTGCCTTCCTGGGCGCAGACACTCCCGTCATCAAGACCCTTGACGACATCCCGGAGTTGTACTACTCCGATGATGACTACGAGGGTGAAACCGTTGAGTTGGTGTTCGCCATATCCGAGGAGGAGAATCAGGTGACCCCAGAAGAAGCCAAGAAGCTCCAGGAGGAGAACGAGGCTCTGAAGAAGGCCAACGAGGAGAACGAAAAGGCTCTGGCCGAGGCCAAGCGGGCCACCGTTCTTTCCGAATCGAAGGCGTTTTCGGATGTCTTGCTCTCCGAGAGCAAAATCAGGAAGGACGAACAGGACTCTTGGGTTCGCGTCCTTTCCGCTGTCGAGGAATTTTCCGAGACGGTGACCTTCAGCGATGATGAAAAGTCTTTCGCCGAAGAACTCAAGAGCCTCCTGTCGAACCTTCCCCAGATGGCCGAGAACGAAGAGATGGCCGAGGAAGAGGATACCGACCAGAAGGACAAGGACAAAGCCCTGGCTGATGAGATGTTCGAGAAGCATGAAGAGTCTCATGGCCGGAAAAAGAAAGAATAAGGAGGGAAGAAAGTGGCCACTCTTACCACGACCACCACTTCCACCGACCGGAGGTTCCTCCTGTCGGACAACTTTGTATCCATCCAGGGGGTGATTGATAGCACGGTGACGGATGCAGCCCACACCGGCTACACTCACATCCTGCGAGGGGGTCTCGCATTGACCCGGAACACCACGGATGGCATCTGGTATGCCACGGCTGCCGGGGATACCTATGATGGCGTTCTTTACGCCGATGTGGACCTGAAGGATGGCGACACCGCCAACGATGCCTCCGACCATACCGGGAGCATCATCATCGCGGGTGCCTTCGATGGCGAACAGTTGCTCGGTGTGGATGAAGATGCCAGCCCGAACAACCGCCTCATGGTCCTGCCCACGGCTACCGGTTAAAGGAGGGTAGAGAATGGTCCATCAGGTTCTCAGGCATCAGGTCATGACCGAACTCGTTCGCAAGTTCGAGGTCGACTATGCCCTGGGTCAGAACTACTTCCGTGGAGGTGTCCCCACCCCCACGAACGAGTACACCTTCGATATTCAGGAGATGAGTCGGGACCTTGCGAAGTTCAGGGACCCGAACGCCGAGGCGGGAATGGTCCCCTTGATGACCCGCAAGAAAACCTCGGTTCAGCTTCCGACTATCAGGGAGAAGAAGATTGTCAAGGGCACGACCATGAACTGGCTTCGTCGTCCTGGCACCGAGCATCAGCAGTATGGAGCGCAGCTTCTCGCTGATGAACTTTCCGAACTCAACCAGCGGCTCGAACAGCGCAAGGAGTGGTGGCGTTGGCAGCTTCTCACGGGCGGCGATGCCAGCGGCTACTACAACATCTCTTGGGATGATGAAGCGGGGGTCACCGTCACCGGTACCTACGACTTCGGATTCGACAAGACCGGCCACTTCTACACGGTGGTCTCGGGGCAGGACTGGTCGACCACTTCGGTCACCAACATCGCCTCGGACATCATCACCGGAAAGAAGAAGATTGCTCAGGACACCGGGCGTATGCCCACCCGGGCAGTCACCACCGAGACTGTGTCGAAGTATATGATTCAGAATACTTCGGTCCAGGCTCTCCTCGGGGATTCCCTCAAGGACCAGATTGCTCTGAGCGGCTACATCAAGCGGTTCATGGGCATCGACATCTCGGTCTACGAGGCGGGTTATGTTGCCGATGGCACCACAACCTGGAGTCCCTTCATCACGGACGACTACTTCATCATGCTCGGGCCTGACCCGGTCGGCGATGAAGTGGACGCTCCTCCGGTGGACCCCCGCGCTGGCGGGTCTGTTGGCAAGTTCTCCAAGTCCTGGGTCCAGGAGGACCCTGCCGGAACCTGGATTCTTGTCGAGCAGACTTGGCTGGCAGGTCTCACCAAGCCGGACAATATCTACATCATTGATACGGTCTCGGCGACCTAGTTCACTGGCTCGGGGGGGAGCCGTAATCCCCCCATCACTTTAACCTTTGGAGAGGTTTAGGGGATGGACGAGAACAAGAAACCTGAAGTGGTAATTGAAGTGGCACCTCCGAAGAAGCGTATCCTGATGTGGTGTGATGGCCCTATGGTCACCACCGGGTTCGGAACGGTTGCTCGGAATGTAGCCAAAGCCCTCCATGACACCGGTCGCTATGAGGTTCATTTCGTGGCGGTCAACTTCTGGGGGGAACCTTTCGACCCGAACGAGTTCCCGTATGTGGTCATGCCCGCTGCCATCGAAAGGCGCGAGGCACTCAAGACCCAGGTCGGGGACCCATTCGGTGGATTCAATTTCGCCAACGCCTATTGGAATGGCGAATTCGATGCCGTCTGGGTCATGAACGACATCAACATCCTGGCCCAGAGGGCGCAGATTTTCGAACAGGGTCCCCAGGGGCAGAAGAAGCAGCCGAAGTGTCCGGTCGTCTACTATTTCCCCATCGACTCCATCTGGCTCGACAAGCAGATGCTCGCGGGGTTCGAGAAGGCCGACTATCCGGTCAGCTACAACGAATACGCCAAGAACCTCATCGCGGGAGTGGACCCTGCCCTCGCCGAGAAGATGAAGGTCATCAACCACGGCTCCGACATCGACACCTTCCACCGCATCCCGGACCAGGGAGAGGTGATGGATTTCCGCAGGAACACTCTCGGTGTCGATGACGGGACCATCCTGTTTATCCAGGTGGCGAGGAACCAGTTCAGGAAATCGAACGGGGACCTCATCCTGGCCTTCGCCGACTTCAAGAAGAAGAATCCCACGAAGAAGGCGAAACTCTATATGCACATGAACCCGCAGGACCAGGGACCCATGCTCTTTGGAGCGGTCATGTCTGCGGGGCTGAAACTTGGAGAGGATGTTGTGTTCCCCTCCAACCATTCTCCCGGTCGGGCGGTTCCCCGGGAACTGCTCAACATGATTTACAACGCGGCTGATGTCTTCGTCACGCCGACTCTCGGAGAAGGATGGGGTCTGCCCATCACCGAGGCCATGGCTGCCGAGACCCCGGTTATCGCTCCGGACAACACCGCGATTTCAGAGATTCTCAACGCTGGCGACGAGGATGGGCTGCGAGGGTGGCCGGTGCCCTGTGGAGATTGGCCGATGGGCCTTGTCCACATCGACGGCACCGGGTTCCGCCCTCGCGTGGACATCGAGGCCATGAGTGCCTTGATGGATGAGGTAGGGACCATGGCTCTCGAACGCAGGGCCACGGGAGAGGTTCCAGAAGGTCTCCGGCCCAGACTCGAACGGGCCTTGGAGTATGCGAGGGAGATTTCCTGGAAAAACATCGGAGACCAGTGGGTCTCCCTAATCGACGAGGTGGTGAAATGAGAAAGCTGCTGACAGCATTTCTCCTTCTCCTGATGCCGATGCTGGCCTTCGGGCTTGGCATCCGTCTCGGTGACATCGGACAGGGTGAGGCCCCGGGTCTCCATCTGTTCAGTGACATTCCGATGATGGAGAAGGATATGCAGGTCGCCTTCGGGTTCGCGTCCCTGAGCGACGAGAACCAATACTTGCCTGTCTGGGATTTGACAGCGAAAACCGATGGAGGCTTCTTCGGTCGATTCGGGACCGACATGGAATGGCACCCACGCTACGGATTTGGGCTTGCATACCCAATCACCGATGCGGTGGGTGTCGAGGCCTTCTATGGATTTGGATTTGACAAGCATGAAGACGAACTCGAATACGCCGAATCTCGGCCCGGGTCTCTCTTCTTGAATGTCTGGGCAGAGTTCTAAGGAGGGTCATGTCCTACTATTGCACCGTGTCTGGGGTTCGTGAACGGGTCGAGGGTCTGACTTCCGATGTGATGGCAGATGCCACCGTCTCCGGGAACATCGTGCGCGGCTCCGCGGAGATAGACACATGGTTCAGGCCGACCTATCAGGTTCCTTTCGACGCGGTGGACTCGATAGTAGAGTATGTGACCGAGGCTCTTGCCGGAGCCTACTGCCTGGAGGCTTACACCGGGGGGTATCTCGGCAACACCAACGACCTTGCCAAGACCCTCCGGTCATGGGCCTACGAACAGATGGATTTCCTGGTGGACAACCCGGAGAGGTTGACCGCTGCGAACCACCCCCTGACCTCCGGGACCGACCCGGATGGCAGGAACAGAATCAAATACTGGCTCCCTCAGAGTGAACCTATCATCAATCTGACGGAGTCGGAGGTCGAATGGCGTTTCAAGTCCTCGTTCGTACAGTCGGACTGAAGCAACTCATCGGGACTACCGAGGGCCGCTCCAAGAGGGCGAAGAATTTCAGGCCCGTCATGAAATGGGCTGCCCGGGAAACGCAGAAGCAGACGACCAGGGTTTTCAGGGCTGAGGGTGCCGCTGCCGGTGGAAGGAAGTGGCCGGAGCTATCCTACGCGACCATGAAAATCAAGGCTGACAGGTATCCTGGCCAGCCGATGTTGGAGAGGACCGGAAAACTGAAGAACTCCCTCCGAAGAGGAGGGGGTGGCCATGTCCGGGTTGTCGGCAAGAAGGGCCTCAAGTTTGGAACGACAGTTCGATACGCGAGGGACCTCCAGGAGGGTGACGGGAGGATGCCTCCCCGCCCATTTCTCTTCATTGGGGACCGTTTGAAGGAGAGGGTAACGGCGGCAGTCCGTGAGTATATCATGACCGGGAAGGTGCCGAGGTAATGGCTTTTGCGAGAGGTTCGTATCCAGATAGTCGGGAATGGCAACTGCTGAATGCCATGAAGACTGTCCTCGAAGCCGACAGAGACATCGACGCAATCGTAAGGAGCGTCGAGGTTACAGCCCCGACATTCGCCCATGTGTATCCGCGCATCACCGTCTCGATGGCTTCCGAGGGTCCCGGACCCAACTACGG